AGCAACGCCGCTCGCAGACGTGGACAGCACCGTGATGCGGACGGTTCCCGGGAGCGGGCTGTCGACCTGTGCGTCCGCCACTTCGGCACTGGCCGAAAGGGCGTGGTAGCGATAGCTTTCCGTCGGGCCCGCCGTCGTGATGCCTTCGGGCGCCAGCTGGATGCGCTCGCGGAAGCGATCGTCATCCTCGTAGACGGCCTCGATCGGTGGCACCGCGTCCGGGTCGGCCGGCGTGACCAGCAGGCGGGAAACGCGATAGTTCGCGCCCAGGTTGTCGAGGTCCGTCTTCGTGGCGTAGGCGAGCATGCACGCCTTGGCCGCATCGTTGATGCGCTGGCGCATCTCCAGTTCTTGGTAGGCCTGCACCTGCAGCAGCTTCATTGCCGGATCGGATTCGAGCAGCAGCGTGTAGTCGAAGCCAACCTTTCGGCATTCGGCCTGAAACAGAGCAACGCGCTTTGCGAGGATCGATTCAAAGTCCAGCGCTTCGATGACGGCCGGCGCCGGCAGGAGCGACATGTCCATGCTCATGCCATGCCCCCGACGATGACGGTATAGGTGGTGCTGTCAACGCTGTTGGTGTCGCGGCGCACGATGTGCAACTGGCATTTGCCCTGCGCGTTGAAGCCCACTTTCACGCTCAGCAATCGCGTGCGTGGCTCCCACTTCATGATGGCCTGGGCAGTCGCCGCGATGAGTCGAAGGCGATTTGCGGCGGTGGCCGGGTGGTCGACCAGCTGCGGCAGGTAGCTGCCGTAGTTGCGGCGCATCAGGCGTGACCGGATGGGCGTCGTCAGAATGTCATTGATGGACTGCGCGATGTGATCGCGGCGCGACAGCACCTTGCCCGTGGTCTTGGAGATTCCACTCATGGCACGGGCTTCCCACTGATTTCATCGCCACCTTGCACGCCGGATGTGAGGTGGTTCTGCAGGCTGATGTCGCCAGCGACGACGTCGCCGCCATCGGTGGTGATGCCGTGGCCGTTGATGAAGGTCATATCGCCATCGATCTCGGCGGTCTTGCCGCCGGGGCCGGTGCCAGATCCGGCCATGCCCGCGGTAAAGGTGAGCAAGCCCTGCACCAGCAGCTGGCCCGTGGTGATGGTCTTCGGTGCGTCGAGCGTTATCTCCTGCGAGTGCACCTTTGCGCTCTCGCTGGCCGTCACGTCGGCCGTCTTGCATTTCACGGTGATCGCGTCGGGAACCTCGATGTCCGCGGTGCCGGTGGCGGGCAGCGTGACCTTGAGCTTGTGGGCGGCGTGGTCGTACTCCACGACGGCGCCGTCGGGATACTTCGTGACGGTCTTGTTTGGGTCGGAGCTGGGCGCCGGGTGGCTCTCGGTGGGCAGGCCCGGCAGCGCATAGCCGCCTTCGGTCATTCCGTTCGGCGACAGGAACAGGACGCACTCGCCAACGGTCGGCGGGTTCCACGTGCCGGTCTTGCCTGCGCGCAGCTCCACGTAGGGACGCCAGTCGGTGCTGCCCTTCTCGGTGAGCTGCACGCGCACGAGCGGCGGAGTGGCGCTGTGGTCGACGTCGGTGATGGTGCCCATGCGCACGACGTTCGCCATCTGGCGCTGCAGGTCAGCAAAAAGTTGCGGCGATTCGGTTGGTCCGGGCATGCGCCCAATGTGCCGAAAGGCTCTCGCGTGCGCGAGCGAACGCAACGGTGCGTGCGGCGGGGACCGAAGGGCGTTGCGCGGCGCCCTCAAACGTCAGCCGTTGGCGGTGACGTGGTGCAGCAAGATGCCGGTGACGGCGTCTTCGTCCGCTGGTGTGAAACCCAGCAGCTCGCGTTTCGGGTACTGCACGGTAGGGCTGTTCGGCTTGCGCCAATCGACCTTGTCGCGCAGGCCGCGCTGGTGCACGCGAGCGATGCGCGCGGTACGCCCGCCGATGGTGATGGTGGCGCTCTCGGCGGTCGCGGCCTTGCGGAGGTACTTCGCGGTGCGCAGCTTTTCGAACATCTTGCGGCGGATGGCGCCTTTCTTGTTCCGCAGCTGCTTGCGCGGCTTTCTCTGTTCGTAGGACGTGCCATCTGGGTTCAGCTGTGCGCCTATGCGCTCGGCCTGGCTTCGGCGCAGGTAGGTCGAGATCTGCACCATGGCCGCACGCCGGCGCTCGGGCGACAGCCCGGCCACCAGAGGTGCGGCCCAGTTGGCGAGTCTGCTGAGCGCGTCGGCCACGATCAGCCTTCGTCGAGCGGCTGAATGCGCCACTCGGCTTGCAGGTCGACGACGGACTCGATGGGCTCGATACCCGCAAGCAGCGGCTCTCCGATGTGCCGGGCGGTGAGCCTGTTGATGCCGTCCACGGTGCCGCCTTGCACCGCGACCGATTCGGTCAGATCAATCTCGAAGCCGATGTCCGATGTGGTGTGGTCGATGATCTCGACTTCGAAGCGGAAGGCCTTGGCGCGCCGATCGGGGTTGTCGAAGATGTCCGGCTGATTGCGCTTGAGCCAAGCGACGACAGGCACGACGAGCACGTCTGTGCTGCCGGTCCAGTCGGTCACGACGACATTCAGCGTGTACCGGTACTCGAAGGAGAGCGCTGGCGTGCCGGTGTGGACGATGTTGCCGCGCTCAATGAAAACCGTGAGCTTTTCCGGGTTGGTGGCGAGGTCCGGGCAAGCGTGTGTGATGTGGTCGCGCAGCAGCTGCGGCTTCTTCATGGGTCAGTGCTCGATCGCTTCGGTGGCGGAAGCGTCAGCCAAGAGGGCGCGGTCGGCCCTGATGACGTCGGCCAGGAGCTGGATTCGCTGGTCGCGATCGACAAGATCCGCGCGGAGCTGTTCAACCACGCGTCGACCCTCTGCAAGGCTGCTGTCGAGTCGGGCCGCATGGCTTGCAAGACGGTCTCGCTCAACTGCGCCGGCCTTGGACATAGCGAGGTACTGGGCGGCGCGGCCCTCGGCGGCGCGCTGCAGGCGCTCAGCATCAGCAATGCGAGCAGCGCCGTGGGCAGCAGCAGGAGCTTGCACGGCTTGGAAATCGTCGATGGCCTGGGTGATGCTGGTTGCATGGCCTTGTTCCTTGGTGCGGGTGGTTTCGGTCTCTTCGAGTGCGGTGGTGGCTTGGCGCTTCGTGTCGTTGTCCCACGCCTGCTGAACTCGCGCGGCGCCGCGCCCGTCTCCGACCCAGTAGGCGGGCAGGGCCGAGCCCGCGGCGATCAGCACCGCGGCCGCCAGGGCGACAAGCGCGGTTTTCATGACGTGGACAGCAGAGCGTCGAGCGCGCGGTTGCAGCGTTCGACGCGGTCGGTGCGGCCCGCCATCGCGGCGCCGTTGATGCCGCGCGTGATGGCGTCGAGGTGCCAGCGATCGGCGAGGGCGTTGAGGCCGTTGTTCTTCCAGTACCAAGCACCGACGAGAACGGCTGTTTCCGGTTCTGCGACTCGGTCCGGGTTCTGTTCAAGCGGCAGGCCCAGCGCAGAGCCTGCAGCTCGATAGTTGCCGCGGCCGGTGAGATGCGGCAGGCCTCGGCCGCGGTAGCTCCATCCGTCGCCGCTGGCCTCGCTGCCGTTGCCGTTCCGGTTGGCATAGACGCGGCATGCGAGCGCCTTGGGCTGGCGCGTGAAGGCTCGGGCCTTCTCCACCTCCCGCAGCGCGGAGAACATCTGCGCGATGCGTGCGGGGTCGGTGTAGAAGAGGTTTTCTTCGAGGCGGGTGAATCCACTGGTTTCGTGGCTGTACTCGCCGATGAAGGCGGCCATTCGCCGAGGTGTACCGATCTCGAAGCGATCGGATGCGGCGATCAGGTGCGGCAGGAAGACACGCGCCACCGTCGGCGTGATGCCGGCGGCAATGAGCTGTTGCAGGGTGAGCATGGCGGCTTCAGGTCTTGGTGGTGGTGTCGGCTGGGCGCGCTTGTTCGGGCGTGGCGACCACGGGAGCCGGCACGCGCGGGATGCCGATGCCGGCGCGGATCTCGGCGGCGAGTTCGCCGATATCGCGATCCTTCCGGCGCTCCAGCCAAAGGAAGACCGCGGCCACGATCCACGGGCCAGGGATGCTGCAGAGCACGAACACGCAGCCCGTTATCACGAAGAAGCCGGCCTCGGGCGGGAACGTAGCGAGGCGGGCGAGGGCGGCGCCGGCGGTGAAGATGTCGGGCTTGTGTTGCATCAGCAGCACGAGCGCGATGGTGCCCAGGATGAAGGAACTGGCCAGGCAACCCATGACCCGATTGATGAGGTCGTTCCAC